GCAAACCACCCACGGAAACTACTCCTGAGTGCTTTCCATCGTCAAGCGTAGGAATTTCAAAGCCATCTAACTCTTCAGCTCTGACAAGGTCGAAACCTTCTCTTAGCCTAGCAGTTACATTTTTCTTATCTTCCTGTCCAACGATTTCAGCTCTTATCCACCTGTATTCATATCCTTCAGGTGCATCAGGGGTTTCCAACATTGATGGACGACGCCAAGGTTTGCGAGCAGTATCTTTCGCTCGAGTTTCAGCAGAACGTGGTGTTCTGTTTTCAGTAGATGCTTGAGCATCAATTGATTCGTTTAATTCTGTTTCTTTTGTCATTTGTCTACCTTTTTACGTGTTTAGCATATTCTTGTAACGGTACATTCAAACGACGTGCCATTTCGACTTCGGCTTTAGTTAGCCTCACTTGTCGTTTGCGTCCAGAGCTTTCGCTTCTACCAGCGGGCGCTACAGTTTGCTGTATTTTGCCCTTTGGCTCGGCTCCTTCCACACCGTTAAATTTATGTGGAAACTCAGCTCTTATACGTTTATCGATTTCAGTATAGTATGTTGGGTCGTTTGTATCAAACCCTTCTTCCTCTACCAATCTTCTATGTATGTTAAATGCTACTAAAGTCATAGCCTCATCTTCACCAAACCACTCGTTTTTACTGGCCCAGTCTTCAGCGGCTGGATCGGGATCAGGTGTGGCTTGTGGTTGTTGAAAGCTTTGCGGTATCTGAGTCTGTTGATACTCAGTAGTAGGCTCGATAGACAACTTAGTGTTAGCTAATTTACTTTCTTCGACGGTTATCTTGTCGAGAATGTCTTGAGCTTTCGTTACTTTGTCCCAATCTTGGTCTTGATAAGCAGATTTCAAAACTGCATTGGCTTGCGCCCTTTGAGCTTTTAATCTGTTTTCAGCCTCTGATTGGTAATTTTCTGCATACGCTGACGTATTTTTCTTTAAAGCTTCATTTTCAGCTTGTAAGTTTTTTGCGTATTCGTATGCCGATTGAGCCGCGCGTTCTTGTTCGCGCATTTTTTTGGTTAAAGTAGAGATTCTTTTCTGAACATTCTTGGAGTAATCCTCCAACTCGTCTTGCTCTGCATCGGCTTTAGTCTCTTCTTCAGAGATGTTTTCGATAGGAGCGGCTGACTGTTCAGATTCGGATTCTTTTACCTCTTCCTCAAGTTCTACGACTTCGGTAGGCTCTTGTTCCTCAGTCTGTATTGCTTCATTTTCTTGCATGATTTCCTCTCATGTTTAGACACTAACGATATCGTCAGGGTCTTCTATAGTTGCAATGACTTCGTCATCGTTAATAATACGGCACTCTGCATCGTCGCCAAGCTTAAACCTAGCTCCTGCATATCTACCAATTAATACCCATTCTTTTTCTTGGCACCAAGGGGTATCGCCAAATTTATTTCTATCGGCATAACAAAGAGGACCCATCTTTACTACGTAGGCCACCACGGTAGCTAGGGATTCTCTTTCTACAGTCTCTTTAGCTAGAACAATACCACCTTTAGTAACGGCTTTGCCTTTGTATGGCAAAATCAACAACCTCCAACCTGTCGGTTGAGGCATACGTTCTAAGTAGGATTTTTCTAATAAAGTTGGGTCGAGAACTCTGTCATCTGAGTTGACATAAGCTTGATCCAATTCTGACTTGTCTTCTTCTGGCTGTTGCTTTTCAGCTTCAACCTCTCTTGCGATATGATCAGGTACCAGTACCTCTTTCATCGTTTTCTACACTCCTTTCCAGCAACACCCTTAATTCTTGCTCTACGTCTTCGAGGGCATTGTAACGACCACGTAGATAGTTATATTCTTGGAAATCTTTGGCGCCGTTCATAATCAAGTCTTCTAAAGATTCTTTCTTTTCTTTAAGAATTTTTTGTAAGGCTTCGGCAAGCCAAATTAAATCCATTAATAAATACCAGAAAACTTGCCACCAAATTCAGCAGCACCTAATCCTCTAGCCTTGCCTTTACCCATACCTGGTTTTGGTGTGGTGTTGGCATCAAAAGACTTTGCTTTTTTTGTTTGCAAAGTGCCTTTGTTGGAATAGGATTGTTTGCCGTCTAAAACTTTAGGCGTTTTCTGTTCGTTTACTTTTGTAACTTTAATCATATTTATAGTTGTTTTAATCCAAGATCAATTAATTTTAGTTCCTTTTGTTGGTCAAGTCTATCCCTCGTCGTATCGTCCTTCATTTCTGCGATATCTTTTTGAGCTTCTATACGTTCGCGATCTATCTGATCTTGACGCATTTGATCCATAGCGCGTTGTTCTTCACGCTGCATAAACTGCTGTTGTTCTTGGTTCAGCTGCTGACCTTTCAAAGCCAATTCTTGCTTCCTGATCGTAACTAAAGGATCCTCTTCTTGAGGAGTACCAATCTGTTGCGAGAACTGTATGACCAGCTCTGACATGATTGGCGCACTGAATTGTGCCAGTATGTTAGACGCTTCGGCTTGCATTTGTTGCGCTTCAACAGGTGATGCTTGTTGCGCCTGTTGTTGCAGCTGTTGATACTGTTGCATAGCATCAGGCGGCATTTGTTGTTGCGCTATGATGTCTGCTTTCATTTGTAAATGCTGCATACTGTGAGCAATGATATTGGCTTGTACCTGCGCGTTTGTTTGAACAGGCTGTAGGCTTAAAAGACTGACGTGTGCTGCAATATGTGCATCGTGGTTTTGTTGTGGAAAAGCTTGCGCTGGTGCGCCCATCATCAATCCGCTGTTTTCCATACCCGCCTCCATTGGTGGAGGTTGTGTAGGAGGCGGTGGAAGAAGCAGTTGGTCGATGTTGTCTACGCCCAATGAAGCATACATTCTTTTGTAAGCCTCGTAGACTCCACCTGGCCCGTGTATTTGAGGATTAGATTGAACCAACTGCATCATTTCTTGGGCCATAACTATACGTTGACTGGTAGAAAATATATCTGGGTTGCTAACAGGATAAATGTCGATGCGCCCGTCGAAATCACTTTGTTTTATCTCATTCATACCACCTGAAACCAGATAGGGATAAGTGGGTGGTAAGCTTTGAGCAAAGATATCTGATAACAACCCAAATTCTTTTTTCTGCGCGTTATGTAAACGCTTGTGTATTGCACTTAAAACTTTTGTAGATTTTTCCATCAAAGCCAAAGTTGTACCTACGGGTGCTTGTGAGTTGCCTTCACCTACAGCTATTTCTGCAATAGAAGCAAATCGTTGTCCTGATTGCACCAATAGTCCTAGTAAGGACAACAGGGTGCCGCTTGGCTCTTTGAATGGTAATGGTTGTATTGCGTCTCGCAAAGAACCTGCTGGTGCATCCACGTCTCTGAACTCACCAGGTTGAATGGGTTCATCTTCATTACGTATACGGATGCCTCGAGTCTTAAAACCAGCAGGTAAATTGGAAAGCGTACCTGCATCTATCAATTGTCTTAGAATAGATGTAGACGCTTTAGACAACCCACCAATCATGTGGGTCAAACCGAAACCGTAGAAACCTAGACCTGGTAAAAACTTGAAGTGAACAAAATATTCAATCTTGTTCTTCATTGGGTCTTCAGGTTTAAAGTTTCTACGTATAGATAATATGTCTTCTGTTGTTGAATCAATAGTAACGATGTATGGCAGTTTTACGCCAGTTTCTTCACCGTTCTCGTCCACGTCCTCAAATCCTTCAAGGTCTAAATTACAGTGAACTTCGTAAAGTACACATACCTCGTCAGTTTCAGACGTGGGTTCGATACCTTCCAACTTTTCTTTCTCCGTATCCAAAGAGGAATAATTGTCAGATCCATCACCAGGCTCTAATTCTGTACGTTTGTAAAAACCAATTGCTTGTAGCTTCTTAACGTCGTTTTCAGGCATCTTGATCAGATGCGTTATACGTGGGCAAGATTCTAGGTCAGTCGTATAGTAAGGTACGATCAAATCTTCGGGTACTATAAACTTGGATACGGGTCTTTGTAGGTTTTCGTCGTAGTAAACTTTTTTGAACGCAGATCCAGCCAACGGCAGATAAAACAACATTTGGTCTAAATCTTCATCGTACTCTTCCATTACGTGTACGATTTGGTAATTCATAAACTCGCGCACACGTTGCGCTTGTTCTTCTATTGTAGAGTCGTAAGCACCTACGACTTGCGTTTTAACTGGACCGCCAGCGGGTAGTAATTCTTTGTAAGCCTGCGCTTGGAACTGAGTTACGGCTTCTCCTAATAACGGATGAATAACGCCACTCGCTCCCTCAAAAGGTTCTGATCGGGTTTCGTCAAAACGCATACCTAAGTATTTCAAACCGTCGGTATAAGTTTTTTCCCAATCCTCTCTGGAAGAACGATCATCTTCAATACTGCCCACTAAGTCTATATAGATACGCCCCAGTTCGCTGGGCGATAATATTTCAGCTAAGTTCTCACCAAACTCAGATGTCATTTGCATTTCGGGTGCGGGTCCAAGTAACGCAGAACCGTCTTCTTGTATTTCTACATCGGCTTCTTGTAAGCCTTCCAATACCTCAATAATATCGTCTTCTAAACCATCGCCAGATTGCGTAGTCGTCATATCCACCTCTTCAGGCATTTGATTTGCTGGATCAGGTGTCATTCTTTCTATTGCCATCAGTAATAAATCCTCTGTCTTACTCCCATATCATCATCATCGTAGTCAGTAGCTAAATTCAAAAAGCCACCTTCTCTGAATCGCATGATAGCTTGCGTCATAGTATCACATAAGTCATCGTTTTTACCAAAAGGGAAGGACGCACATTCTTCAATCATCTCTTCAGCAAACATACGCTTGGGTGCGTATACCATACCCGCTTCAAAAACAGGAGCGACTGAGTGCATACGAGTGGTCTTATCGTGGCCTCTAGTCGGCGAGTAATTGACTACGGGTATGCCCATACGTCTTAGCTCCTGAGTCAGAGGTGTGCCTGAAGCTTTGGCTTCAATCAACACCATATCTGTCTCCCAATAACTGTATTCACGATGGGCTATCTCTTTGAGTTCGGGAAAGTCCCAGCGACCTTTTTGACAATCCAAAAGAATTATAGAATCGGGTGCGTCGTCTGTCGGTCTGAATACACCCCACGTAGATATAGCAGAAAAGTCAGCCGATTCTTTTTTTGAAAAAGCGGTATCGTAGCTTTGCATAATGTATTGCACGTTCGGCAAGCTGTCGTATTCCCAAGGTTGCCACCATTCACGTTTGATAATCGAACCCTCTTCCGCTGTCGGGTTTTGCATCCACTGAGCGTTCCATTTCATACCAGGCAAAGATGCCTTTACTTTCAATAATTCGTCTTCAGGCCAGAACTCAGGCCAGAGCGGTTTGTCGGTTTCAGGGAATATGGCTGGAAACTCTATCACTTCCCATTGATCGGCAAGCGGTTCCTTTTGCGCTTCTAATAACTTAGCCGTCAGATCAATCGCACTCCAGCGCGTCATTACAATAACAATCGATCCGTTGGGTTGTAGACGCTGTCTGGGTCCAGAGGTGTACCATTCATACGCAGACTCCAGCGCTGTCGGACTGAGCGCGTCTTGCTCTGAATGTGGGTCGTCAATAATCAATAGATCCGCACCACGTCCCGTTACCGCTCCACCTA